GCCCCCTAAGGGGCGTTACTCCGGAGTGTGATCTCGTTAGCGAGAGCCTCTGGTACGGCGCCTGTCGAAAGACTAGGACCGGTCCCGTTGGATCTTCGCGTCAGTACTTAGGCTGATGTCCATCTAAGAAACTTTAATGGTTATCTACATCATTATGCTCAAATTAAGGTTAACCCTTGCGCAGGTAGTCATCCGACTGCTTGCGCGGGTATATCTTAAGCTTGAGTATGATGAGGGTTTGGTCCGTTCATGGACTAGTGTGGTCCTTTCGCGAGCTGAAACACGAGGAACGGTGGAGACCATCGGTTGGATTAAATCCGTCCGATTGGCTTGCACTCGTTACCTGTGCGCTTCACCGCTTAAGGAGTCACCAGGCTTTGGGGTAGAGCTAGACAAAGAGGGACTCCCGAGGGGGATACCTCTCGTCGAACTCTTCCGAGAACGTGATCCACCCAAAGTAAAACTAGGTCTAACCCTTCTGGGTTATTCCCGGTTATTACCAGGCTGGAAGAAACCTGACCTCGATCCGGTCACTCGTCCCTTTGGTGGTCATATGTCTCCGCGTTTGCGGGACGACCTCATTGGCACGGTGGCGGATTTGGGTCTGAGTCTCCCTCGCCCCGTATGGGATGAGTGTCACGCCTCAACCAAATCAGGTCCGAACGCCCAGGCTCTAGTAGGTTCAATAGAGGATGCCCACCTTCTCACAGACGAGCAGATTAGCGATCTGCGCGTTCTGGGAGGAGATGGTATCATCCAATTGATTGAAACCATACGATCCTCACTGGTCCCAGATCGATGGCTATCGATGCTTGATACCAAGGTCCGTGGGAAAGAGGTTAAACTCAAACCCATGGGCCGAAGTGCCAAGTTATCGATGGTCAAAGATAAGGAAGCCAAGTGTAGAATCGTTGCTATTCTTGATTATTGGACGCAATCGGCTCTTTACCCTCTTCATTTGGCTCTTATGAACCTTTTGAGGGGGCTGAAGCCCGATTGCACCTTTAACCAAGGTAGCTTCAGAGCCACCCTACCTCACGTGGGACCGTATTTCTCGTTTGATCTCAGTCAGGCGACGGACCGCTTTCCTGTTTTATTACAGGAGGTAGTCTTAGCCTTTCTGGTCTCACCCGAGTATGCGGCCGCATGGCGTAGATTGATTACAGGCCGTGACTATCACATCACATGGGGGGCTAAAGGTACCGTAAGGTACGCTTGTGGCCAACCAATGGGTGCGTATAGTTCATGGGCTATGTTCTCTCTCTGCCACCATGTAATCGTGCGTGTGGCGGCGAAGAGGGCGGGTAAGACCGTCTTCTTCGAACGCTACGCACTCCTTGGAGACGACATCGTCATCGCTGACGAGGCCGTAGCCAATGAGTACCGCACGATCCTCGCTGAGTTAGATGTAACCATTTCAGATCCGAAAACGCATGTATCGCAAGACACATACGAGTTCGCTAAGAGATGGGTGCACCGTGGTACTGAGGTAACCGGCGCTCCTCTAGGCTCCCTTTTCGAGGCAGTGCGCTTTCGGAAGGGCGTGACTTCTGGTCTTTTAACAAAGGCCATTGGTTTCGCTTCTTTCTACGGCGTTGCTACCTGGTTGAGGGAGGTAGAGTCACGCTGGCTACCACGAACTCGCACTCTGGTTTCCCGGGCCTTGTTCGCTGATCTCTTCGTCCTATTAGGTCAATCTGCAGCCAGTAGGTTGGCCGAAAAGGCGTGGAGGTTCTTCCTTCTACCCTCGCGAGAGGATAGTAAGGGCCTACAGGCGCTTAAGCGGCACTTGCTGTCTGAAATCCTGTTAGGTGGAGTCCTAGGTTGCATGTCACTGAAGAGCCCGAAGCAGATGATGCTCGGTGTTCTTTTAGTGGAATGCAAAGCTAGGGTCCTGGAAGAGGCGATCAAGAAGAG